CGCACCATCCTTATGTCAAGCCCCCACTAAAAAAATAGTTTTGGTGGGGGCTTGGCATATCGGCCGCCGATTGTCTCGACGGCTGACTTTAGCTCATATATTTCAGTTTAATCTCCAGACAATCTCGATACGGTTTTCGGGAAACACGCGCACATTATCAATCATTGCGTCCACAAGCTGCTGTGTCAGCTTTTTCTTTTTTGCAGCTTCCAAAGCGACTTGTCGAAGGCTTTCATTTGCAGCCTTGCCCATTGAGTTCTTTTCTGCTATGGACTTGTCTGCTTTAATCTGTGCGAGTTCAGCATCAACCTCTGCTTTCTTCAGTATATATATGTCTTTACCAATCGCGCCAAGGACAAGGTTTTCATACAGTGTGCATTTCCGCTCCTCAATAAGGGCGATTTTTTCGCTGTAACCGGACAGGGTTTCAGTACACAATAACGAATCACTCATGCTGCTGAGTATAGATCGCGATTTTTCCCGGATGGACTGCATCACAGTGTTTTCCAGTTCACTTGCAGGTATTTTAAGCTGGTGGCATTCTGCGTCCTGCGCGACAATAGTGAATTTGCAGTAGAACGCCGTATTTTTTGAACTGTATAATGACATTTTATGCCCGCAACAACCGCAGACGACTTTTCCTTTTAATGGATTACCCGCAGTCTCGTACCTCTGAGATATCCCGGCCATCCGCTTGCTTACCTGACCGCCAGTTTTGTCTTTAGGCTTGCGAACTTCCTCATACATAGCCTTTTCAATAATAGCCGGATGGTGTTCGGGTATCTTGATCCATTTGCTCTCTGGTTGAGCGATAGTTAACTTGCTCCCAACAGCAGCGCTCATCGTCCTCCCTGCGATATAGGTTCCCGTATACTGTTCTTCCATAAGCACTGAGCGTATATAAGAGGGCGTCCATATATAACCGTTGTTCTTGTCTCTACCTTTATGTTTGTTTGGAGTGGGACGCTTATCCTCATATAGCTCTCTGCCGATTTCCTTAATCCCTTTACCGTCAAGTGCGAGTTTGAAGATAAGGCGGACAGTATCGGCAGCGGGTTCGTCGATGACCATCTTCCTTGCTTCGTTCAACTTATAACCGTACAAGCAATCCTTCCTGACGCTCTCTCCTCGTATCGCTTTTTCATATTTCGCCGCTTTGATCTTACTTGACAGGTCGCGACTGTACTGCTCATGTACAAGGAACTTTAGCGCAATATCAATACCTCCGATTCCACCCTCATATTCCGACGAATCGAAACAATCACATACAGAAATGAAACGTGTACGGTACAGCGGGAATACGTGCTCGACATAGTATCCTGTGTCAATCATGTTTCTGCCAAATCGGGACATATCCTTAACGATTATGCAGTTGATTTTCCCTTCACGTACAAGTTCCAATAGCTCTTGCACAGCAGGGCGCTCGAAGTTTGTCCCGCTATAGCCGTTATCCACAAACTCAAGAATAGTAGCGTCAGCGACATCAATACCCGCAATGTGTTTGTCGAGCATAATCCGTTGGTTTTCGATGCTCATACTTTCCGTTTTTGAATCATCCAGGGACAGACGGATATACTTCCCAATAACATAATCAACCTGCACGGCGCACCTCCGGATTCGTGTATACTCCGCAGCAATCGCTCTCGCTTAAATACGGCAGCATATCAACTCTATTGCATGAACTCATGAATTCATCTTTGAAGCGGAACAGGACACTAAAGCTCTTATCAGGGCTTACCCGGATTTCCTGAACAAGCTTATCAATGATCTCTGCGGTTAGTTTTTCGTTGCCAACGGCGGCTGAAATGGCATCCGCGAGATCACGATACTCCACAACATGGGTTTTCAACTCATACTGGCGGTTCCGTATCTCGTCGGCTCTTGCTGATAACGCAGCGATTTTTGCTTCGTAATCAGCTTTCATTTGAACAAACTCGCTTTTTGAGATCAATCCGGTGACCATACTCTCATACAGACTCTGCAACACACGCCCGTCTTTGTCCAAACCTGCGTTGATCTCGCGCAGTTCAGCAGCACCATTGTCTGGCAACGCCGCCGCCTTCTCCAAACTAATACACTTACCAAGTATGGCTTCCGCCTGCTTATGGAGCATCGCCATTATCTCCGCAATCAAGTCGGCTTCTTTGACCGAAACCACTGTGCAAGCGCCTTCCGAATACTTCGCTTGAGATTCGCAGCGAAACCAGTATATGCCGTTACTGTATTGCCGCTTACGTTTCATGGGGTAACCACATTTTGCGCAAAATACCTTGCCCGAAAATACATTCGCAGTAAATGGCGTCGAGTTCTGCTTTATTGTCATTGCCCTCTCAGTAACAGCCTGCCGTATAACCTGCACTCTGTCAAACATATCCTTGCTTATGAGTGGTTCGTGTGTGTCGGGTACGCAGATCCATTTTGAAGGGTCGTTGTATGTTTTGTTATTGTTCATTTGCTGTGTTTTGCCCTGGACCATATCTCCAACATATACGCGGTCGTTAATTATTTTTCTGACTGTGTTGGCTTTCCAGTAGATAGCGCCAAGCATGGTTTCGCTCTTATTGAATCCTTTATCGTAGTTGTAATGGCTGGGCGATGGTATGCCCTCCGCGCTGAGGCGACGTGCGATGTCATTTACGCTTACACCGTCTGACGCCCAGCTAAAGATTTGGTGTACTATCGGCGCTGTGTCGGCGTCAATTGTGAGCTGGTGGCAGTCATCTGTCGCTTTTTTGTATCCATAGGGAGCCAATCGCCCGACAAAAAGGCCATCCGCTATGTTCTGGCGCTGGACAGCGCGGCACTTTCTCCCGATATCCAACGCGTAGGATTCACTGATGATGTTTTTCAATGGCAGCAATATCCCGCCGTCGCCGTCCAGACTGTCGTGCGCGTCGGTGATCGCGATGAAGCGTACCCCGCGTTGAGGGAGATACCTTTCAAGATAGTATCCGGTGTCAATCGCGTTCCTCCCGAATCGGGTCACATCTTTCACTATGATACAGTTGATCCTCCCACGCTCAATGTCCGCAAGCATCCGCTGGAACGCAGGGCGCTCAAAGTTCGTTCCGGTTGTTTTGTTGTCAGTATAGACTTCCTCAAGCCGGATGTCCGGTGATGCAGCAACGAAATTCTCAATCATATTGCGCTGCGTTTCAAGAGAGTCCCCACGCGCTGCGTCGTCGCGTGACATCCGCGTATATCCGCCGGCGTTGTAGTAAACGGGTTCATAAACCTCTTCAGCGATGGTATCGCTTAAGTGTTTCCTGCTCTTCCTTGCCATTACGCCGCCCCCTTCTGAATAAGCACAAGGGCTTTCTTAAACTCGTCCTGATAGTTGAACGTGATTTTGAGTTCAGTTTTGCTGACCACACGGACGCTCTGTATAAGGTTGATGACCGCCCTCCTATCCAGTTCTGTCAACCCCTCAAAACGTCTGAAATGTTCCATCCAGCTAATGCGGCAGCCTTTACCGGCTATAACATCGCCATGCTGTTGTTGAAGGGAATCAATAGCGCCTTGTATACGTGCTTCATCAGCATTGTATTTTACTTTGAGCTTTTTGAACTCCTCTGTAGTGATTAGCCCAACGACCATATTTTCATAAAGCGTCGATTTGATGCCGGCTATCTGTTCAAGCTGGCGCTCGTTTTCTCCGATCTGTGTTAGAAACTGCTTTGCTAGTGCGTTTACAACGCTCTGATTCTCATGACCGGCAAGGATCGAACCTATCGAAGCTATGTTATTGACTTGCGATTTGACGCATTCCAATACCTGCTCATGTAACTCCGTTTCCCTTAACATGACCGGATTTTTGCATCCGCGCTTCTTCGTCGTAGGACAGTAATAGTATTGGTATTTCTCACCCTTGTAAGGTACAGCTTTTCGCGTCATCCGCGCTCCGCAGGAGCCACATATCAGGATACCGGAGAACAGGTATACGCTATCACTGTCCGGCGCTGTACGTGTATCCAGGCGCATAATACGTTGTACTAAATCGAAATCTTCTGGTCGAATGATTGCTTCATGTACATTTTCGGAGCGTTTCCATTCGTCTTTTGGCTTGTCAATGATATCTTTTATTTTATAGTTGCATGTACCTTGCCGGGCCTGGATGAGCGTACCCGTATAGGTTTCATCCCGCAGAATGCGAATAACTGTGTTCGGCGACCAGAGTGCGCCTTCCTTGTCTGCATAGCCGCCTTTTGGGTGCGGCAGCCCACGATCTTTCTTATACGACAGCGGTGAAAGGACGCCAAGATCGTTCAGCGTCTCAGCGATTTTCAGCGCGCTTGTCCCACCTATCTTCATGCGAAAAATGTCGCGCACAATGCTTGCTGGATATTCGTCTACCACAAGCAGGTTATGATTATCGCTGTCTTTCATATATCCATATACAGGACAAGCTCCAACGTAATCGCCGTTTTCCCGTTTGGTGTTCAGTGCGGAGCGGGTTTTCATAGATATGTCACGGCAATATGCGTCGTTTATAACGGTCTTGACTGAGACGATGAGGTCGTCTCCGTTGTCCTTCAGCGTATCGATGTTGTCGTTTACTGCTATGAACCGGACGCCGTATGCAGGCAGAATCCGCCTGAGAT